CTAGATGACAGGGCAACCTTCTGAAGTCTCTGAATGTACGTCTGTAATTAGGAAAGTAACGACTCCAATCACTTCAGTTTCATCAAGTGCCTCACCTTCTATTGACTCCCCATCTGCCGTGATAAAAGCCCGGCCCAAGATCTTTGCAAACTCGATCCTTCCTTCGCTTCTGATTAGGACAGTATTACCCTGCTTAGCCTTTCTCGTTAAATCAACAACCGCATAACCACTATCCGTAACAATCGCTCGCGTATTAGCACCCAATCTACACAATGTGTTGATGTCTAATCTGCGTTCTACATAATCATTCGCCGGCGAGGGAAACCCCATAATTTCGCTCCTATCACTTGAATACTGTACAAACAAACAGTATAAATACTGTATATCCAACCAGTGAAAAAAGGAAATGAAAATGTTTGTTGAACTCGTCTACGACAAAAGAAACTTTGAAGGCCTGCAAGATGCGAAAGGGATCATCCATGGCGAACTAACCAAGCGAATACATCGTATCTTTCCTGATGCTGATATTAGGGTAAAACCAATGATGTCATTACCAGCTATCAACACTGATGCAAGCAAACACGAAAAGGAAAGGATTAGTGCAGCTATTCAGGAAATGTTTGAAGAAGCAGATATGTGGCTGGGGGAAGAATGAAAGACGAAAACGATCCTAAGCAACTTGAAGAAATGACAAAAAAATTAACTGAATATCTTAGGAAAAAAGGTCTGGTTCTACCCACTACTGAATGCGAGCTGATAGTGAAACTTGAAAAAGGTGAAATTACTTGGGTCGCATTTCAGCAAGGAGCGCCACATACTTTGCACTAAAACTCCTGTGCTTAACTCAAATACTCCAGTACACAGCAGCCCAAACGCCAAGGACCAGCTGGAGTATATTCAGATTAATCTGAAATTTTATTCAATCTATCCTCCAGTTCGTCTACTCGCTTAATCAATACTTTTACCGCAGCCAATGTGTCCATCATAATCACGTTGTTATCTAACTGAAGGCGGTCGTCGTCCACCCGTTCGCCGTTACGCATATATGACGTGTTAGTCTGCTTCACATACTGCGGATCAATGTCCCGCGCCTGCTGCGCGATAATTCCCCTGCGTGTCCTTCCCTGCTCGTCGTTGTTATAGACGAACGTCACCAGCTCAAGCGCCCGGATGCGGTCGACAGATAGCTGTCCGTCCGTCGGTTTAATGTCATGCTTCATGCGCGCGTCAGACGTTCCCTGGAACTGGACGTTCCCATTCTGGCTTCCGTAGATCCTGCCATCGCTCAGGAACTGCCACCACTGCTGGTTAGCGTTGAACCCCTGAACGGTGATCGCCAGACGGTGGTTAGACCCTACCTGTTCCTCAAAGTACAGCGCCGACATTCCAGCGGTTGCCCCTTTGTTGTCAGCACCTCGTTGCTTGAACCTTAATGTCAGGTTCGGGGAGTTAATCAGGGTTCCGATCGCTGGATTAACCGGGTCTGTTTCTCTTGTTGCTGTGTAACCCCACCACAGATCGCCGTATAGAGTCACAGCACCATAACATCCGGTATTCCCCCTAACGCGTAGCCCAGGATAGACGGCCAGCGCTCCGTCCTCAGTGATGATCCTGTGAGTGTAATCCGTCGTGCTGTTGCCATGATGAAAATCAATGTAAGGCGTTGGCGCGGTTAGCTCGATATGAGACCCGGCAATCTGTACGCCGTTTAAATTTCCGTTAACCGTTAGGTTCTTGTCGACCGTCAGGTTGTTTTTAAAGGTGCTGCTTACATTCCACGTCTGCGCCTGCGTCCACGTGTTGGCCGCCGTCGTCTTCGCTACGTCCTTCAGCGCCGTGTCGATGTTCTGCTGTCGCGTGGCGTATTCGCTCAGGAACTGCGCCCACGACTTGACGGTGGCCGTCGTTCCGTCTGGCTTCGTGATCGTCACGTTGCCAGCACCGAACAAAAACTGTTGCTGATTAGCAAGATCCACATAAGTGCGGTCGAAGCATTTTTGAATGCTTGCCGCTAGTTCGTCGCTGATGTTTGCCATGTTATTACGGCCCCTTGCGGGGCCATATCCTTATTGTTTAAGACCATGAACCAGTAGAGCGCGTCATCATGCAATAGCCGCCCATGTAGTTAAAAATTCCGCTGCCGTCAATGACCACTTCACAGCGTACATTTCGATCGGTAACTCCGCTCAGGACTCCGATCACAGGGATGTATCGTGTAGATGAGTTACTGGCCGCTGATGTCACTGCGTATTCAGCGACCTTTTGCCCCTTAATGTAGACTTTAATTCTGCCCACTGCGTTAACATCTGCGGCAACCGTCATGAATACAATATACGTTTTAGAACCGCCATCACCAGAATCATAGTGAGTAAGATCAGGGCGAACGCCTTCCTTAAATGCGCCAGCTGAACAAATATCACCGATAAACTGGCGCGCCTGCACAGTTCCTCTGAATGTCCCGTCAGTGGCGTCAATGGTGCCCCGGAAGGACCCGTCGCGCGCCCGAACTACGCCGTTAAATTCACCATCAGTCGCGAAGATGCGGCCACGAGCGGTAATGTTGTTGAACTCCGCCCCGCCGTTCTTCGAGATACTCCACCCTGCGCCAGCTACGCCTGGCTGGTAGTTTGTCGAACGGATGTTGTCGGAGATCTGCGCGAAGTCGATGACCAGGTTACGGGCCATCGCCTGCTGCATATAAGCGCCGTTCCCGTCGACACCGAAGGCCAGATTGCTTTTATCGCCGTTAGGCACATAAATGCCGAACTGGTCAGCCTGCACCAGGAACTGTGACTGGCCGCTGCCGTCAATCCCCAGCTGAAGACCCGCTACGTAGTTCTTACCGCCGGAAGACGTGTTGACCTTCACGCCCCACTGCGCTCCCAATTTCCCGTTTAAATCCGCCACGGTGGATGCCGTCTGCTGAACAGTCGCAGACATATCCCCGACCTGAGACTTCAGTGTGGTCATCTGCTCCGTGGTTGATTTTTCCAGGTCGGTAACGGTTTTACTCGTCGTTATGATTGCCGCGCTGTTATCACCGATGCTTGATAGCAGCTGTCGGAAACCATTAGCCATTGCGAGGCCGTTCTGGGCAATTGTCTCGTCCTGATTAGTGATGCGCGCATCGTAGCCGTCAACGTTCGCCTTCAGGTCTTCGAGACGCTTCGCTTGGGCGGTAATATCCTTACCTTGTTGTGTGACGGTAGACTGCAGGTTAGTTATTGCGCCTGCATTGGCATCAAGATCGACACGGTCAGTGATATCGATGACGTACACATCGTCGAGATAAATTTCGCCTGCATTCAAAAACGCGTTGACGCTGATCGTCATTGCGCCGTCTTTTGTGGCGGTGTACGTGTTGCTGTACTCCGTCCAGACGGTCGGAATTGTAGCCGGGTTAAACGGCGCCTCGAAAATCCCTGAGTTATCGGCATAGGCGAAACGGACCTTGTTATTTGCCTGTGCACCAGACGGCATGGATGAGCCTGCCTTCGCACGCAGCCACGCGCCAAACTTATAAGTTTTTCCCTTAACGGCAGCAATAGAGATATTGCTCAGCAGTAAGGTTGCTGAAGTGGCTGCAGCGTACTTAACGATCTTGCTTCCGCTATGCGGGTTTTGTGCCTGCATAATCGTCGCGGGTGCCGGAGCGGTCCAGTTGTCGAAGTCGCGCTCAAAACCGGCGTTTGGCACAAGGTTACCCGCGATTTTGTTATCCGCGTCCGCCATTGCTGCCTTCAGGCTTGCAGAAACGGCGGTCGTGGCGCTGGCATTCGCAGCAATATCCTTGCCCTGCTGCGTGACCGTCTGCTGCAGTTGCGTGACCGCAGACGTATTCGCATCGATGGCCACCGCATCGGTGATGTCATAGATGGCGATGTAGTCAATCTTAATAACCGCCGCGTTCGGGTAACAGTAGAGAGCAAAAACAGAACCATCCACTGTCGACGACGATGGCGCGCTAAACTCAGCGGTGTAAGTCGCCCAGGTATCCGTGGCGGAGAACTGGCGGTTTTCATAGGTCCCGGCCACATTCCCCTGGTAGTTAAACCGGCGAACCATGAAATTCATCGCGCCGGATACGCCCTTCGCCTTAACGATGACCTGGTAGCGGCGTGGGGTATTGTGTGGCAGCGGCGCTTTCTGGTTAGCAAAGAGGCCGGTATACAACGAGCTGTCGATCTGCGTCATCTGGACGCCGGGTTTACCATCGCCAAAGTCGCCAAACTCCACCTTGTTACGCGTATTCCCCTGGACACCCCACAGCGCCGATCCGCTCATAAAATTAAAATCGTTTGCCAGGTTCTCGCCGCGATTGAGCATCGCATTCACCGCGCCGGTGACGGAGGTAATCGCCTGGCTGTTCGTTTCAATTTTCCCTTCCGCTGCCGTGGTTCGTTGCGTCAGGGACTGAATTGCACTGCTGTTCGCGCTCTGCCCGGACTCAAGGTTGGACACACGACCTGTAATGGCTGTGATAGCCTGGCCCTGGCTGGTGATGGTGTTGCCCTGCTGCGTCACTTTCGCATCCAGCTGGGTCACGGCACCAGCGGCAGCGTCGGCGGCAGTCTGTGCGCCCTGCGCAGCGGTAATCTCCCGGCAGTGGAAATCAGTTGCATACCAGACGGAGCCAAACGGCGCATTCTGGTTCACCTGCAGGAACGGGCGCATATATCCGCGCGGGAAGTTAGCCGGGACCGTCCAGCGGTATTTTTTCTCCGTCCAGGTCTGGGTGGGCGCAACGCTCCCCGGTAACGCAGCATAGGCCACGGCCCCCGTATTCGGCCCCGTAGCCGAGCCGATATACATGTTAAACGCGGCGACGGAACCCGCCTTTGCCGCTACCCATACCGAAATCTCGAATACCTGCCCCGCTTTTACCGGCCACGATGGCGTATTGAGCTGGTGATCGCGTGAGGCCAGTCGCGCTACGTAGCGGCGCGGTGCGCCTGCCGGGATATCAGCATCGTATGGGATGCTGTCGTCGTCGTTGTTGTCCACCGTATCGCGACGGGTAAAGCCCATCGACGGGTATGCGGGATCAAATGTCGGGTTCAGGATGTAGTCGCCGCCGGCTGCCGTCTGCGAGTTCAGCGCAACGTTAATCCCGGTGATCGCCGTTCCCTGCGATTCAATTTTCCCCTCAGCACTGGTAACGCGCGTATCCAGCTTACTCACGGCATCAGCGGTGGCCGCTTTGGCCAACCCTTCCTCAACCGTCGAAACACGCCCTTTCAGGCTGGTGATGGCCTGGTTCGCCGCCGTAATATCCTTGCCCTGTTGGGTCACGGTGGCGCTGAGGTCTTGTACTGTCTTGTTATCGGCCTTCTGGTCAATCCGCTTGCAGAGGTCAGTATTCACCGTGTCGACTTTATTGCTGACCTGCGTAATCTGCTGGCCCTGACTGGTAATTCGGTCGCCCTGCTGCGAAACAGTTTGCGATAAACCAGAAATCGCCTGGCCGTTCGCTGCAATAGCAGAATCAGCATTCTGCTTATTCTGGTTAACGGTATTGGTTAACGCCGTCGTCCGCTCCGCCTGCGCGGTAATATCCTTGCCCTGCTGCGTGACGGTGGCCTTCAGGCTATCCAGCGCGGCGGTGGTAGCTTTCTTCGCCACCTCGGCATTGGTGGCATCAATACGCCCATCCAGGCTGGTGATCGCGCTGGCGTTGGTGGCGATGTCTTTACCGTTCTTCGTGACCTGCGACTGCAGGTCCTGCACCGCTGATGCATCGGCTTTACCGGCGATACCGTTTGAGGCGGTCAGCATGAAGCCCTGCAGGTAAACGCGAGCGGTCGACGGCGTCCATCCTCCGCAGGCCATGCGCAGATAACACCATTTCCCTTTGAAGTCATTCGGGATCGTGAACGTCAGCGTGCGGGTCTGGTAGCCAGTGGTGATGCCTGCAAACCAGTTGTTGTCCTGAGCAAGCCAGGTGGTCGGATTCCCCCAATTCTCAATCAGGCCCATCGTAAAATTCTGGGTCCCGATGCTGATCGTCGCGTCGTCCGTTTTGAATCCGAAGGTGAGCGTCAGTACCTGACCGGCTTCGACCGGGATTTTTGTTCCGTTGGCGATCCGCATCGCCGGCTCGATCGTGGTGAGACCTTTCATCACCGCGTCATAGACCGGAGCACCCGCGCCGGTGCCGGACAGCTGCCAGTTATCCGCTTTATTAATGAGGTCGCCATTCAGCAGGAGGTTGCCGGTCGTAATCTGTGACTTGAGCGCCGTCGTCTGCTGCGCCGTGGTGGCCAGCGTATTCTCGGCAGTCGTGACGCGGGTCGTCAGTTGCTGGACGGCATCCGAGCTGGCGCTGTCTGCCGGTGCCTGGCTCCAGTCGCTCACAATGTTGCCGGATTCAAACATCGGAGAGCTGATCCACGCTTCGCGCGCTGCAGCTGCGCCGTCGAGTCGGGCCACAACGAGATACGCCGTCCCGGACAAGCCAGGCTTGCGTTTGTATTTAACCCAATAGCGGCTCCAGGACGTGGAGAGCGTCACGGTCACATCGCCGTTATACCCGGCTGGGCGGTCCACAATAACGCCCTGGCTGGTTTCAGCGCGGATAGTGGCATCCGGCGTATTCAGGAAACAACGAACCGGCGTCTTGTCCGCTTTCGCTTTCGCGTAGAACGAAAGAACATACTCGGTACCGTCAACCGGCGCGGCCAGCGTGTAGTCGAGGACGACGAAATCAGTCGCTCCGGCGGCACGCGTCAGGATGCGAACCGCGTTACCCCGGTAACGTTCGGTTGCTGATGGCGATTTGCCGGTCAGTTCCCCGGAGTTGGGTATCAGGTTTACGCCGCCGATTCGGATGTTATCGACCTTCGATTCCACCCCGGCAATCTGGCTGGCGTTGGCCTGAACTTTGCCGTCGATGGTCTGGACGTCACCCTCGATTTTCTGGATGGCCAGCGTATGGCCAGAAATGACGCCGTTCGCTGAAACAAGGTCCGCGGCAACCTGATCCGTTTTCGAGGCTGTCGACTGCAGGTCGCTCGCCAGCGTATCCATGCGCTGGGTCGCCGCTGCCGTGGATTTATCATAATCGACGCGCAACGTATCAACGCGGGAGCCGATGGCCTTCTCCGCCGTCACGCGGATTTTCCGCTCTTCGAAAATCAGGCCAGAAACCAGTTTATTCGGGTCTGTGCCTTCCTCATTGCCGCGCAGCTGCACCGCCAGTTGGTTACGCGCCAGCGCCTCAGCGGAATCGGCAGCAGTCATTGCCGTTTTCAGGTCCTGAATCTGCGCCTGCGATGCACCAGGGGTCGGGCGCCCAACGGCCAGCCAGTCAACGGCATAATAGTTATCTGCGTCAGCCGCTCCACCCTGTGAGAAGTCGAGACGCAGGCGACGGATGGTGCCGGAGGCCTGCCACGGGATATCCGGGATCGCGATAGTGCTGATGCCGGTGGCCGGGTCAAAATCCGGTGCTGGCAGCACCAGGCGGCGTCCCTCGGTCCAGCCGGTTTCATCAGCACCAATCCAGTAAAGCCGACCGCCCCAGGCCGGATTGCCGACTTTCTTGATGCGCAGGCGGATGTACTTATAGGCGCTGCCGTCAATCAGCGTGCCAGCGCCCGACGGGCTGCGCATGGTCGAAATGGAATCCGCAGGAAGGAGCCACCCGTCGTCGGTTGTCGGGAGCGGTTTAGTGCCGCCGTCGTCAGAACTCCACCCCTCGTTGTCCTTGTCGAAATACCAGATTTTGAGGCTGTCGAACTGTTCGCCTGTACCAGCTGAAATCGACGCGACCTGCTGAGCCAGGCTATCAAAGCCGTCCTGCATGGTGACGTTCGTCGTCTCAATCGCCGCTTCAACTTCGCGTTTGGCACTCAACAGGTTATCGGCGGCCTGCTTCGCCAGGGCGGCATCATCCGTTTCGGCTTTCGCCACTGCTGCAGCGGTATCGCTGGCCGCTTTCTGCGCCGTGGCGGCATCACCGGCAGCGCGGTCCTTCACCTCCTGCGCCAGTTTGTTGGTCGTGTCGTTGGTTTTGGCGATATTGGCAGCCAGTTCTTTGCCCTGCGCGGCGACATCCTTCGCCGCCTGGTCAGCGGTTACCTGAGCGGCGTCCGCAGCCTGCTGCGCGGCGTCGGCGGCAGCGCTGTTGTCCTGGATACCTTTATTCAGTTCCTCGTATGTATCCGAGCCTTTAAGCGCATCGTCGAGCTGCTGGTAATAATCAGAAACGTTATCGCTGGACATTCCATGCACCCAGCCGGTCCACGGCGAGGCATTGCCCAGGCGGTCAACCAGGCGCGCGCGGTACCAGAACTGCGTGGCAATCTGCAGGCCCATCTGCTGATACTGTTTGCCCGGATACGCTAAATCGGTTAGCGGCATCGCACCGTTCCCGCTCTGGTCCGGGCTGTACTGTAGTTCGGTTCGCTGGGTGTCCTCTGCACCTTCAGGGAATTCCCAGCGAATCTCGATACCCGCGGTCAGTGAAACGGTCGTCAGCGCCAGCGGCGGCAGCGGCTCACCGACTTTCCCGGTCAGCGTTTTCTCTTCCGAATACGCCCAGCCACTGGAAATTTCCGCCGCATTGATCGCACGGACGCGAACCAGATAACGGCCGGTATAAATGCCGCTGACCTCAAATGACGTGGTCGAGCTGCGCGGCACGTTAATCCAGTTGCCGTCATTGCGGCGCCACTGAGCCTCATAGGCGATAGCGTTTTGTACCGCGTCCCAATTGGCCTGCAGGGTTTCGACGCTGATCCCCTGATTCACCACGGAGAAGGACGTCAGGAGGATGCCATCTGGCGGAGCCTGGTTGCCAGGCGGGATAACACTAATCGGGCGCTGGTCGATGATCGCGCCGTTATCGATACGCGGGAATTTATCCGGGTCGTGAGCCACGCCGGTGATGGTGAGCGTGCCGTTATTGTTGTCCTTTACACCGATAACGCGGTACTGCTGAGGCACCAGGTCGGTATATTCGATGATCCAGACGCACTCCGCCTCTGGCGTCTCGCTGTATGCCGTTGTGACCGTCACCTGCCGACGACCGTTCACCGACTGAATGGTCCGGGCCTGCGAGATACCTGACGGCAGATTCAGATGCAGGCGGTCGCCCTCTTTTGCATCGATATCACGGTCGAGCGTGATGACGCGTCCATTCACCGCGCTGATACGACCACCATTCACTCGCCCGGCCAGCCGTTCGTCGCCCAGCCCAATGATGTAACCCGGCTGCGGGATTCTGCCGTCAAGGCCAACATCAATTTCGACCACGCGGTCTTTGTTGTTGGTCAGAATGGCCCATAGACCTTTACGATGGGCTTCACTCTGCCGCGTACATCCAATGGCCGTAACTTCCACCTGATTAAAGCTGTAACGGGAAACCAGTTCCGGGATAAATGCGGGCTCCATCGCATCGGCATAGGCGTTATCCGGGTCAGACCACGAAACCAGCGCATTGGTGTACCGCGCCTTACTGGTGCTACTGGAATAGCGCGGGCTACCGATAATATTTGCGCGCGTATAGTTGAAATCGACATCACGCGGCATATCGGCCTGCACGATAATCTGCTCACCACTCCAGCAGGTCATACCCCGGAAGATAGCAGCGAAATCACGCAGAACGGTGTAGGCGTCGTTGCGCTCCTGCACATAAACGTTACAGATATGGCGAGGCTCCATGCCATCGCCACCCCTGCCATCAGGTATCAGTTGATCACAATACTGCGCAATCGGGTAAAGCGCCCATTTGGAGATATTCGCGCTGGTCAGACGATCGCCAAGACCGAAACGATCAGAGACAACAATGTCGTAATAAATCCATGCCGGGTTATCAGTCCATGCCCATTTGAAGCCCCCTGTCCATGTGCCGGTATATTCGCGCGTTTCCGGGTTGTAGTTATCCGGGACACGGATAACACGCCCGCGCGGCTCGCAGGATATTTGCGGGATAGAGCCATTGAACTGGCTGGAGTCGAATTCGATGTACAGCAGCGCGGTGTGTGGGTAACGCAGTTTCGCGTCAATAACCTCGGTGTAGCTCTGCAGCGTCATGACGTCACCGATTTTGACGCTGTTCGCGTCCGGCGATACCTTGCGAAGACGCAGCGTCCAGGTGCTGCCTGCCTGCGGTAAATCGATGCGGTGGCTACGTTCATACCCGGAAGTGGTTTTTCCGGAGACGGCGGTCTCCAGTACCGTCTGCCAGGCACCGCCATCTGTTTGTAAATCGATGGCGTATTTAACGGTATTCCCCACCACATCGCCGTCGTCTTCCTGTTTCATCAGGGACGGCCATTTCAGGCGGACGCGAACGGCAGAAAGCTGGGTATTGGTAAAAGTGTGGGTCCATGCGGTCTCACTGGAAACCTCCGTCCCTACGGAAATTTCATTTTCAGTACCGGGAATACCCTGAATATAACTTTGTGCCTGCGTCCCAGGTCGGAATTCCCAGGCCACACCACTGAAGTTTTGCGAACCATCGGCATTCTCAAGAGGGGTACCGTCGAGATAAATATCTTTCCCGGTTAGACCACCCGCAAACTCCCCCTCACCCAATGCGATAAGAATTTTGGCTTTTGCTACAGACTGTAAATCGTCCGGCTGTTCCGTGGGCGTACGCTGTTTAGAGCTGCCACCCTTACGCCCTTTAATGATGTTATTTGCCATATTACGCCCATAAAAAAAGCCACCGCAAGGTGGCCTGAATGGATGGTATTACTTACTGAATATATTTATTGCTGGTCTTCAACATAGATACCTGCAGAAATAATTGCCCCGCCAATTCGTCGCTTACCATAAAGCAAACCAACGGGATAACCCTGTGAGGCTGTATTGGTCACACCGCCAAATGCATAGCTAGCTTTATTGTCGGGGGATTCTTTTCGTGCCAGTCCTGCTGGTTGTGGAGAGAGCATTTGAACTACGCCGCCTAAAGCCATTGCCGCGCCAAACTGCATAATAGGTGTCCCAGCAGTACCGCCAGTCCACCAGTTAACTACTGCTCCGGCAACAACCAATACAACACCTAAAATTGTTTGGAGAACTCCAGCCTTTTTACTTCCAATAACCACTGGTACGATACGAATTACTTCCCCAGAAACAGGAAATCCTAAATCATCAACACTAATATTTTTCTCGTCCTTAAATACTGCATAAGTTAATCCACGGTCCTTACTGGATATCATGAATTTTTCAAAACCAGGTATGGTTTTTGCCAATGCTACACCAGCTTCATGGATTGTAGAAATCAATCGGTGGTGAACTTTCCCAAATTTTTTACCGAGCGCCCCGCTTAATTCAATACGCATCATGACATCTTGCATTACACTCTCCAAAAAAAAACCGCCATTTGGCGGCTTTCTTTAATAAAGAAAAATTAAAATGCTGTGGGGTATATGCCAAAATCACCATTGGTCCCATAACCTACACGATACATTAACGTTTTCCCTTCGATAACATCTCCTGACTGTTCACTCATTCCGCCACCACACATACCTTTAGGCCAAGCACTAAAGATATGAGAACCTGTAACAGGATAAATAACCGCTTTTTCCGCCGTATCCAAATCAGCAATTTCTTTACCATCAATATAAATTCGAGTCATACAAGCACTGCCCATAAAACCAGAATCTCTTTTTATGATCACCTCGCCCGTTCCCTCTTTTTTAGAAAAAAGCGATGGATTTAAAATTTGTTTAGAAGGTATGTTTTTTGCTTGGTCATTAGTAACAGGTTTAGTCGCACACCCTGTAATTCCCACGATCACTAACGCCAGTGCAATTTTTTTCATCTTGGTGTCCCTTTTGTTTTTAGTTAAATTCCACAAAAGATTAACACAGAGAATGATATCGGACGATTTTCATCGTCCTGTCTAACCAGTAACCACCATACGGCACGCGCTGGCTGAGATGGCCATAAAGGTGGTGCAGCAGCATGTTACCTTCCAGCAAAACCCCGGCATGGTTCCATTTGTCCGACTGCACCTGCATGATCACCATATCACCCGGCTGTGGTGGACCTTCAAATTCACGAAACCCGCATTCATACCAGCAATCGTGGTAGAAGTTTTCGGGATAGTCGCTTTCCCACCAGGGGTAATCAACGCGGTAATCGTGCAGCTCGATGCCGTGAGTCTGCCGGAAATAGCTCATTACCAGCCCCCAGCAATCATAATGGCCAAGTACGAACGGGCGCTCAAGGAGAGGCAGTTCACCGCGGGGATGGATAGTCCGAAAATCCCCTTCCGGCCAGCTGATGATATGCCACGGCAGCAGGGTTGCATCGCATTGCGCTTTGTCCAGTTCGCTGGGTTGCGTGGTCGCATCAGGATGGCTGTGAACAATGCCGATGATCGTTCCCCAGTCCTCTACCGCGGCGTAATCCTCCGGTGCCAGTACGAAATTATCATTCGACTCGCTGGCCATATTTCTGCAGGGGAAATAGCGCTCCACTCGCCCCTTTTGAGCAATCAACCCGCAAGCCTCACGCGGGTATTCAGCTGCAGCATGAACCTGTATCGCCTCAATCGTTTTTTGGCGCATATCAGCTCCTTATCAGCGACGTGCCGGGGAACCCGCCAAACGGCAGTTCGTTATGCTCACCAAAACGCAGTTTGCAGGCAGTGAGTGTTCCGTTGCAGACGTCCTTCGATGGATCATCAACCGGCTTGTTATTCTTGTCGAAATACTTTGACCCGGCATAATCGCAACCATCGCCACTACGGTATTTATTGCGAATACACCAGGTACAAACCGAATGATACTGACGAGTAGGGATCAGTTTCCCCTGCAACCCCATCGGGCTATCGAGCGCGAACTCCACCGTTTCATCGGTTTCAAGACTTTTGGTGTCGATAAAATAGAGGTGCCGTTTTTCCTGCGTTGGATCCGCGGTGGTATTACCCGCAGGGAAATTTCGCGCATCCAGATACTGCTTTTGTGTCTCATGGATAATGACCCGAGCCATCGCCAAATCGTCATAATGCAAACACAACGCGGAAATCGAACCATCAATGTTGCCCACTCTCAGTGTCGGCTGCGCTTCGCTTCCTGAAGTCGAGGATTCGATCCCCTCTAATTCACACGGCCACGCTTTATATTCGGTGCCCTGCCACCAGATACTTTTAGCGGGCAATTTTGATTCATCGCCACCAGCGGCTAAAATTTCCGCTTCAGTATGGGGAATGTTATATCCGTGGAAATATAAAATATCCCCCATATTAAAAGCACTTCCGTCAATTTCGAAAAGCCGGATTTCATCTCCCGGCTCCAGTTTTTGATAATCAGCGTGAAGACTCATGGTACGAATGCCTGTTCAAATGTTGCGGTGACTGTCATGACTTTGCTATTCAGAATGGCTTTTTGCAGGCTGTCAGCCTGAACCCGCCATAGCGCTAACTCGTCATACGGTGGTTTAAAGGCAAAGGATTTAGTTTTATGCCGTCGCAGGAATTTATAAATATCCAGGCCGGTTTGCAGATCTCCGGTAAATGAAAATGCATAATTTAAGGTTTCCGGGTTTATTCCCTCCCCTGAAACCTGCGCATATCCATCGCCAAATTGCGCCTTGCGAATATTATCCTTACTCGTTGTCGCCGGCTGACTGGCTGCCTGAATTCGCCAGGAAAATGTTTCAATAGTCATAAATAGCCTTTATCTCCGCCAGTAAAAAAGCCGCAAAGCGGCTTCTGGTATTAACGCCCTTCTTTTATTGCCTTCCAGAGTGGCGTGCCGGGCCGTTGAGCCTGTTCACTGACGACACTAATGATGGCGGGTTTCAGTTGCTTGAGGATACCGTTACTGTCAATCGCTGACCGCTGCGTAGACTGCTGTTCGTTGCCACTACTGATATAGACGCCGCCCATGTTGACCATTACACCGCCAGGGGACACACTTGCTGGACTGGAAGCGTTGCCGACATACCCGCCGGAGGCATAACCGCGCATCATCCGGTAAAGGTTGCTCACGCCGATGCGGCTGGTCGCCTCTTTGGTGAATACAAACTCACCGCGGTGAACAACCCCGGCGGGATCGTACTTACCACCATGCCCGGTATAACCACCACCATCAAAGCCAGAGGGACGATAGGAAGGGACGGCAAAAGACTGACCAGAATTAGAAGAACTGCTCCCGCCGCTGATCCACCCCATCGCAGCCTGAAAGGTGTAGGCCACAATAAGCTGATCAATGACCTGAGCGATCATCTTCAGAATGGATGTGGTGAATTCCTTAAAACTCGCTTTGCCGGTGGTATTGAGCAACGTCAGCTGATTGGCCAGACCCCCGAAGGTGGCCTGGGATATTTGTTGAACAGAGGAAAATACATTAGTCGCGGAATCCTGATACTCCGCCCAGCCCTGTTTGGCACCGGCCAGCCAGTTACCGCGCAATGCATCCTCAGCTTCATAGGTGGCTTGCTGTTCCGCCAGCACCCTCCGCTGCGCATCAGGATTGAAGGCGTACGTTTCACTCAGCTTTTCAAGCGTGCTCCTTCTGTTCGACTCCCTGCCAGAAAACCCCTCGGCCTGAGCCTTGATCCCCGCCCGGATCGCACTCTGCTGCTGCGCGAATTTATTGGCCTGATCAGCCAGATTATTCAGCTTCTGCTGCCGGGCGACCTTATCACCGAGATCGGCCAGCTGGCGTTTGTATTCCAGCGTTTCGTTTTTGTGGGCCAGCAGGGATTTTTCCTGCGTGGACAACTGGCGGCGGCCGGCGGCCTCCTGTAAAACGGCATACTGGTTTTCCGTCTGCCAGAGGTCACGGCGCTGCTTACTGATCACATCGTTAACGTCGGTATGCTGCTGCAGGGTTTTAAGCTGCGCCTGTAGCGTCAGCAGCTCCGCCTGTGCCCCTTCCTCAGCTTTACTGCCAGCGGGCGTGGTATATTGCCTGCCTTTCGGCGTTTTCGGATCTTTGTATTTGCTATCGATGCCTGCGCGGATTTTCGCGATATCGCTGTCCGTCCAGCGGGTAGCAATCCCATCGATGGCATCCTGTTTATTTTTCGCAACCAGCTTATTAAATTCTTCCTGAGCACGGGCCCGCCGCTCGGCAGGTTTCAGGCCAGCATCAAGAAGCTGGTTAAACTGCTGCTGATTCCTTATTGCCTGCTGCTGCTGGTCATTGCGCAGCTTCTCGCGCGCCGCGGCTAACCCCTCCTGAGCATATGCTTTATCAGCCTCATCATAGGCCTGCTTTTTGAGAGATAACTGCTCACGGGCGTTGCGAAGACGCTCTGCATCAGCTCTCACCAGCGGATTGTTTCCTGCATAGTCAGGATCGACTTTAAGGTTGGACGACAGCGCGCGGTATTCCTTTTCGGCTGACTGCCAGTCCGCAAAAGCCCCCTGCCGCTTCATGGCAGTATCAGGATTCCGACCAATGCCCATCATGGCATCCCAGGCGCCGCTGGCGGCATTTTTCACCCAGTTCCACGCAGTTTCCAGTGTCCCCAGATTTTCCTTCACCGCATTTGCGCGCTGGATAACGCTGTCGGAATAGGCCCGCATCGCGAGCTCTGCAGCGCGCTGTGAATCCCCCATCGCCTGAGCAGCTGAAATCTGTTCAAACTGGCTTGCGGTCAGAAAATGCAGCGACTCATTCAGCGTTGCAACCGCATTAACCGGATCCTCTTTCAGCCGTTTGAACTGGTTAATAGTTTCATCCACCGCCTGGCCGGTCGCCTGCTGGAGCCTTGCAGCCACGTTGGCAACACGCTCGACGTCGGCTCCACCGAATGCCCCACTTCCGACAACCTGCGCTAATACGGCTGCCGCGGCGTGCTGAGTGACTCCATTTCCTGAGATGTTCCGCGCCAGCGCCTGCAGTTGTCCCGAGGTTTTGCCGGCATAGTTCCCGGTGAGAATGAGCTGTTTGTTAAACTCCTCGGCTTCCTTCCCGCCCTCGTACCATGCCTTTCCCAGCAGAACGACGGATGCCGCGATGCCACCGACCACGCCGGCGATCCCCAGTCCGCGTAGCGTCATCATTTTTTCGAGCCACCCGGCCTGGTTCGCCAGGGTTATCCCGGAGCCACGCAGCGCGCCGAAATTACCACGCAATAATTCCCCCGCCAGCACGCCAAGTTCCCGACGTGCGCCAGCGCTCTCGAGACCAAAGCTGTGCGTGGCGACCTTTGCCGCTTCCAGTTTGCGGATATAGACTTCAGCAGCATCGCCGGCGCCCACCTGCGCCGCTTTCATTCTCAGGAGCTCTGTACCAGACAGCTTTTGCTCCACAACCTGCGCCTTCAGCTGGCGAAGAAATTTCTCGCGCGCCTGGTTCGCTTTTTCCTCAACCTGCTGGAGTTCTTTCTGTCGGGCCGTGGTACGGGATATCAGGGAGAGATAATCGCCCTGAGTGATGTTCCCCTGCGCGCGGGCCTTACGAAATTGTTCCTGGACACTGGCCAGCGACCGCGTTTCACCACTGAGGGATTTAACACCATCTATCTGCCGAAAGAACGACTCCGCCAGCGCATCCTGCCGCCGCGCCAGCGCCTCAGCCTGCGCATCGTTCTCCCGATAGCGCTGGTTTAACCCTGTAACGCGCTGGTAAGTTTCATCAACCGATTTGGAGACTCGCTGCAGTTCGCTCTGAAGCCCGGCGGCAGCATCCGCCTGTCGCTTCTGCATATCAGATACAGCGCCTGCGCTGGCGGTGCTGGTGGTTTTCAGCGCGCTGATTTGCGCCTCCGCCGCACTACGCATGCGCGTCTGCACTTTGTCCGATTCATCCGCCATACCCGACAGTTGCCCTTTAATCCTGGCGATCTGTTCGGTAAATGTGGCGTTGTCGACATCCAGGTTAATGACAAGGTCGCTAATCTGCTGGGCCATATCTGGTGCCTCCTGTTATTCCCTCTGCGGCCAGCATCATGGCGTCATCATCCTGCATATTATCCGCTGCAGCCTCAGCGGAGGGGGACAGAAGGCTGAAGTGTGCAGGGGTGATGTCCGGATCCCGGTATAAGAAGGTTGAAATGGTGTAAAGCAGCCCGGAGAAGTGGGCATCGAGCTGCGCGTCCTGAAAATAACGATCCCGGTAAAAGTGATGCCAGTCGCCCAGCTCGGAGGACGTCATGCCAGCAAGCATGGCGCGCCAGTCGGGCCGCCCGAACTCGCGCGCCAGTTTCAGGACAAAATCAAGCTCGCTGGCTAGGGCTTTTCCGCAGTAACAGGTTCATCACCCAGCGCGGTGTCATCAATATCTTCATCCGTGGGTTGATCTTCTTCGGCAACCGGCGCCAGCATGCCAGAGAGCAGCTTGATCTGCATTTCCGCTTTGCCAATCGCTTCAGCCGGCCAGGTACTCATCACCTGCTGGTGGAGTTCCTCTTCAGATGGCCCCTTCGGATCGTTATGCCAGAGCGAGAGCGCAATGAGGCGCGCGCCTGCGCGAATACTCATGCTGACCAGTCCGGCGGACATTGTCTGGTCATCCACGTCATCAGAAATGGCGGATAAGGCTTTTTCTTCTGCGGCCAGATATTCGAGATAAGTAATGCGCTGCAGTGCCGATAATTCAGTGATCGTCACCGTAGCGCCGTTATGTGTAAATTCGTCTTTCTTCAAAAACATGCTCATGCCTTTATCCTCAGGACGCCGTCACGGTGGTTTTGCAGGTCGCCACAAAATTACCGTCATTGCTCATGACAATAATGTCGGCCGCGCCAGCCGCCACGCCGGTGACAATCAGAGATTTGCCACTCACGGCCACGGTAGCCTTCGTGCTATCCGAGGTCGCCGCACGGAAAGACTGTTCCGACGCGCTGGCAGGCAGGAAGGTGACGTTTAGCGTTGTGGTTGCGCCGACGGCCACGCTGGCCGTTGCCTTGTCGAGTTTAATGCCGGTCACTGCGATTGGCGGATTACCGCTTTCTTCTGCCAGCTCCGGTTTCCCGGTATTGGTGATTTTGGCGGTACGGGTGATCACTTCCTTCGCGGGGATGGCTTTACCCAGGCTACTGCACCAGCCTTTGAACACATCCACGGTGCCATTCGGGTATTTAATTTTGTAGGCCCGCACATCGCCATCGACAAACCAGGCCACCAGCGACTTTTGCCCTTCTTCACCCGGTTTCCAGGCCAGCGTTAATGATGTATCACCTGCCGATTTTGCCCCCTGTGCAGTCGCGGTCCAGTCTGCGTCGTCATCGTCAAGGTAGTTGTCATCGTAGGACTCCGCCGTCATTTCGCCCGGCGTGAGTTCCTTAATTTTTGCCAGGCGCTGCCAGTCGGCATCGGAAAGTGGGTTAGCGTAGGGATTTCCCGTTCCGGTATATAACCAGAGCGTGGTGCCCGCCCCTTTAACCGGGGCCATTGGATTTGGAGTAGCCATAAAATTCCTTATCTCAGGTAAGTGAGGGTGTACGTCAGGTCGACCGATCCCCAGGTAGCCATTTCGTCATCGCGCTGGTAGTCGTAGCCCATGGGGATCATCGTTTCGATTAAGGGAGATAGCGCCGGGATAGTCTCAAGGGCCGGGTACACCTTTTCCTCCATCCACGCATCCAGCGCGCTATCCGGCGTGGTGGATTTCAGAAATACCTCGATATGGAGGACTGATTGCCAGCTGTCCTCATCAAGGCTGTCTCCCGTGTATTCGGCATCAGACAGATAGACTGCCAGCGCCGGCAGGTCCTGCTCTTCCAGAAAAACAGGGCGCCCGTCAAACCATGTCACACGATCCGGAATGGACGCCTTTAGTTGTTCCAGTACCGCAAGACGAATAGCGGTGTGTTTGCTCATCGCTTCAGGTGGATCCTCAGTTGATTTTTCAGCGCGGCAGACAGCTCCTTCGGCATATCGCTGTCGATAAGCTGCTTTGATATCGCGGTGAAGGATTGGGTTAATGGGATTTCGAGGGGAACTTTGACAACATCTATCGGGTAACGGGGTTTACCCAGCCGGCGCATAACCTGCCATCGCCCGTTCTCCAGCTGCTGAATAAACGCATTTCTGAAAATGTACGGGCCAATACGAAGTACGCTCCCGCGCCCGCGCTTGTCTCCTTTTCGCCTGGAAAGTTGCACACGCGCTGCGCCCAGTTTGATTGCAGGCAGGTTTCCGCGGTTGATACGAATTGCCGCCACCAGCCGTTCAGGCTTCGCACGCTTAAGACGCGAACGCTGGCGGACCAGCTTCACCGGCAACCCCTTTTTGTGGTTATCACCCACTGTCGCTTCTTTTGCGACCTTTCTGCTGCCCTGCGTAATCGCCCGCCCGGCGACCCGATTTAGCGCCTGGGCGGCAGCCGTTGGGACCATCAGACGGCTCAGACTGTTCAGGTTCTGGATCGCACGCTCAAGACCTTTCAGTGACATCATTCACTCCAGCCAGATTTGAGGCTTCCCGTTAAAAAGCTGATAACGGGTAACGATCCAGTCTTTGCCGTCATATTCGACAGCATCGTTTCTGGCGGGCCGATAGTCAGCAGCAAAAACAACCAGCACCGTTGCGGTACCGGACAACACGCCCATCTCCTCCAGCAATTCAGCAGGCACGACGTCAACGCTTATGCCGTTAATAACCGCTTCCCTGCCCATTTTTTTGAGGGTGGCGGCATCCATCCGGGCCGCCATCTTGTCGAAAGGGTTAGGCATTGATTTTTACGTCAATGACGGTACTGTTAGCCGCAGCATTTTCCCAGGCAACACCCGCCAGGACGGCATCAGTGGCTTCCAGTTGTACTTTACCCGCCTTGATATACACCTTTTCCCCCGCGCTGATTTCATCGGCGGCCAGCTTCGGCAACTGGAATACACCTTCGGTAAGGCCATCACCTGTATCGCCGCCCGGAATATCCGTGATCGCAACCGCAATCATTTGACCGATAACAACCGGCGCCCCGCTCAGGATGATTTCCTGTCCGGCATTCTCCACAGGGATAGTCTTTCCTTCCTGCACATAATTTTTAGCCATAACATCTCCTATCAGCCCGGTAGGGCTGATTTCAGGTATAAAAAAAGCCCGTTTGGGCTAAGAGGTTTGAGTGGGTGGGGATTACTTACCAGTGGATTTCGTCAGACCGCGGAAGTCTAACGGCGCCACGCCAGCATCGATGCGTACCTTCGTAGCAATACCATCGGTATTGAAACCTTCCTGCTGGTCAATGTAAGGCGTATCAACACCGTTCAGGTAAGCCACTTCGATGGTATCGGTGCCTTTAGCCGCAGCCAGATACCAGGCGTTAGGATCCTTGTGGTCCAGTCGCGGTTCAGAAATAACTTCCGCAAAGTTCTGAATAGGGTTGTTAATCCCGGAGTTGATATCTGCACCCTTAACGCTTGCCGATTTAATCGTTTGATTGGCCAGCGTTTCGAGACCCACCGGCACCAGCATATAAGCCGGACGAATGTTCAGAGTGCGCTCGCCCTCTTTCTGCAGGCGCATCAGTTTGCGGGCATCATCAATGCTCGAAACAGAAATGGCGCCAGAGGAGAGGTTTTTGTGATCGGCATGGAACAGCGGTTTGCCGTCGGACAGTTTCGGGTTATCCAGCAGAATCGCATACACCAAATCACCAATGGTGGCTTTCGCGGCGCGCCCCATTTTCGCCGGGACGTCGGTTAATGCGTTCAGATCATCGTTGATAATCGCCTGGCGGGTGATGGAGAAAATTTCCCCATAGGTGGCCAGTGCGATCGTTTCACCTTTATCGCCCGTGGTCACATATTTATATTCAGCCCCTTCGCGAACCTTACGCAGGGAGTTAAAACCACCCATTCCCACGCGGTGAGCCGTTTTAAAATCAGACAGCTGGCCTTTCTTCGTCCACAGATCAAAAGTCTCTGCTGCCTCATCCCAGCCCTGAAGAAGCGCCTTATTCGCCACGTCGAGCAGAATATTGCCAAAATCAGAGGTGCTGTGAGTCAACGCCAGGCCGACCATCTGCATTGGGTTGTAGCTTGAGACACCAATGCCGCGTTCGGTCAGCGCCATACGCGCATATTCGCGCAGCGTCATCCCGTTGTACACGTTATCACGCTCCTGATTTTCATACCCTGCGCGGGCCATCAGTGCCTGACGGATGCCATCGCCAACAAAATTCCCGTTCCCGGCATAAATGTGCGGCTGATCGCTTTTGTTCGATGGAGTAGCAACCTTGCCCAGAGCAGCCAGCAGCACATCTTTCGCCTGCTCCACAGTGCAATCGGGGTCCGCAATACACTGGTTTTGCAGATCCTGGTGCTTACCGCCAAACATAGCGAACAGATCATTAATCCCGTTCACACGGTTACGCTGTTCTGCATAAACCTGCGCCCGGATAGCATTCTCATCCGCGCCAGTAGGCTGAGGGGCGATCGGCTGCTGTGCCTGAGGCTGTGGTGCTGGTTGCTGCGGTTCGCGCTGAGTGGAGTTACGCGGCGGGGTGACCATGTTACGAATGCTGTTTGGCATTTTTTCAAATTCCTCAATACGTTTTGAATGGATACAGGCCATGGCCTGAAGGGATGGGATCACCTGGTCAGCAAAACCCATGGCAAGGCATTCAGCGCCGTCAAGCCAGGTTTCGTCTTCCAGCATTGCCGCAATCTCATCAGCGGTTTTTCCGGTTTTTGCTGCGTAGGCGGGGATCAGCACCGATTCAACTTTGTCCAGTAAATCAGCGTAGTCGCGCATATCGTTGGCATCGCCGCCAGCAAAGCCCCACGGCTTATGGATCATCATCATGGTGTTTTCCGGCATGATGACCGGGTTTCCCACCATTGCGATGACAGAAGCCATGGAGGCGGCCAGGCCATCGATGTGAACGGTGATCGCGGCGCCGTGATGTTTCAGAGCATTAAAAATGGCGATGCCATCAAAGACATCGCCACCAGGCGAATTAATGTGAAGGTTAATGTGGCTGACATCACCCAGCGCTTTAAGATCGTTAACAAACTGTTTGGCTGTTACTCCCCAATAACCAATTTCATCATAGATATAGATATCCGCTTCATTGTTAGCGCTGGCCTTCATGCGGAACCATGAATTACTTTTTACGCTGGCTTTCGGACGTTGGTACGCCCGTATCTTTGGCATCGGCACTGGTGCCTCCTCGGTCATTGGCAGGATCAGTATCAAATACCAGCCCCTGCTCACGGTTTTCGTCTATTTCCGCCTTACGGCGCGCTTTCACATCATCGGGATGGCGCCCGCTGGCGCGAACCCAGTCTGATTCCGTCGCTGCGCCACCGCGTATTTGAGCCTTCCAGGCATTAGCCTCCTTGACGGGATCAATCCATGGCATCACAGGACCGGAATACACTGCGGTGTATAAAGACTCGATATCCAGCCCGCGTGGTAAAGTAATTTGGCCGCTGGCGACAGCCATCTTCAGCCAGGCGCGATACATCGGACGCGTCACGGCCCCAATAAACCAGTCCTGAAGAATAAGATAACCGTCTGTCGATTCCACCAGCTCCTGCCGCTGAGCACTGTAAGTGCCGTTATAGTTTCTGGCGGTACTGGAAAAACTCAGGCGGCTGCCGGCGGAAACGGCACGCAGCTGGCCGTTGCGGAAGGTTTCAAGATTGGGATTCGGGCGATCGGATTTCACCATGCCGATATCCTCGCCAGGCAGCAGGTCGTCGTAGATAATGCCGGGCTGAATATTCAGCTCACGATCATCATCCTTACCGGCGTTTTCATCCCAGCTTTGCCCATCCCCTTTTTTGATATACATCCCAAGGGCGGCGGCGATACGTGCTGCTGTCAGTTCAGCATCTTCATACTCTTTCAGCGCACTGAGACGCATCAGCACCCCGGATAACAGGGAGGTACCGCGCGTCTGATGCAGCCGCCGGACAAACTTCAGGTGCAGCATATTTTCTGCATCAATCCGTTTGGTATCCATCTGACGACCAGAGACCGGCTGGCTTTTATAGACCAGATAGCCCTTCGGCCTGCCCCAGTTATCGGTATATACCCCCTGATTTAGCTTGTCCGATTCGCTGCTGGTCTGGGGAACAAAATCAGCTTCCAGCGCTTCCAGCCAGAACGGCACCCCGGCGGTAGGCGTCAGGCCATTGCCTGTGCCGCTGACTATCTGTGCAAAAACCTCCCCGTCGCGCAACCAGCTGCGTAACATCAGGCGCTCCAGCATGGGGCGGGTAAACTGATGGGTCACTTCTGGTCGAATAGACCATTCACCCCATTTCTGACGGATATCCGCCGACAGCTTTTTAGCGATCTTGCCGTTCTTGAGCTTCGGATGCGGCTCCACAATAATCCCGCTTTTACCTACCACCCGCTCTTCAAGCTTATCGAAAATGCCAATCACTAAATCGTGGTTATTATCCAGCCACCGCGCCTGCTCCCGCAGCGAGGCAGCCCCCATCTGGCTGAGTTGATCAGCCGAACGATTTTCCCGACGGGCTTTGTGGGTGCGCGTGGGCTTAACGGCCTCATATGCCTGTATCATGGCGCGTGAGCGTAGCCTTGCGGCCTTCCAGCCAGGGGAAATGACACCAATCGCATCATCAAGTAGAGACATTACAACCTCGCCAGTTTGTAGCCAGGCCGTCCCCGGCGCTTATTATTCAGGGAAGAAAGGCGCCGCTCCCATTCCTGTCGTCCTTTGCGGATTTCCGACAGGTTTTCCATGGTCATTTCCTGACCGTTAAATTTAATGGATTTGCCATCCAGTACCGCCATTTCCGCTTCGGCATAGCGCTGGATCATGGCCTCAATATCACTTTTATTCACAACCAGCCTCCTGAGGTGGCCCATGGGTTAGCGTCATCTGTTACGGTTTTTTTGCGTTTGCGCTTTTTGGTCTGGACAGGCGCTGGCGCCGGGGGTGCTTCTTCGCCAGTTTCCTGCGGCACGTTCTCCATCCACGTTTCCCTCCTCGCCCATTCAGGCGCATCAGGCCATTTAATTTTTTCGTATCCGCGAAGGATAACCAGCGCATCAGCGTAAACCAGCAGGTCAAAAGCTTCGTTGGCGCCGCGCCCTGGCTTACTCCATTTGCCATCAGAATCACGCTCCTCATAAGTCAGTTCGTCGTAAAACCAGCTTCCCAGCCACTTCGGGAAATGGATGTAGTTCGGTCCGGGGGTATCGCGCCACAAGGCGTTGTTTACCCGGTCTTTGAGGTCATTGGTTTGCAGCAGATAAAGAGGAACATCCCCGGCGGCTTTCGCCCGGCGCGCTGAACGGCCGGTGTTATCTGGCAGGGATTGGGTGATCAGCTTTTCGCGTCGATGACCATCACCTTTAAACAGATAAACATTCCGGCCAATTCCCTCCCGACGGCATTTACGCCAGAATCGATAGGCATTATCGGTGACACCATCTTCACCGCCGGAATCGACTGCCATTGCCATCAGGCGCATACACCGGCGGGGATCGGATGCCATTCGCCACGTCTTGTAAAAGACATCAGTCAGCAGCAGATCCCAGTCCTCCGGGTAACTGGCTGGGTCGATAGGCAGGCTTTCACCGTTCGCGTCGCACCGGAGTGACTGGCGAATGTTGTAACGGTCCACCAGCCACCGTTCGCCCATGCTTCCGTAGCCAGTAACCTGAACGACAAAGCGGCGATTACGTCCCCCCTGCACGTCGACAGTCGCCACCAGGAAACAAACACCATCAGGCACACAACGTTTCGGAACATCCTCGGCCCGCTGTTCGAGCAATTCGCTTTTACGCTGTTCGGTACTCGCGCGCGGAAGATAAGGGCGACCAAAGTCAGTGTTAACGACCGTTTTTAGTGTCTCTTCGCTTTGGGTTTTTTCGTATTCCTGCTCAGCCGCCAGATATTTATAAATTAGCTGTGACCAGGTCTGGTAAGCAGCTGCTGGCCCTTCCATCCAGAAAGAAGCAATGCGTGACCGCCGGCCCTCCCCTGTAATGTTTCCATCCCGATCAATTGACTGCCCGTCACGTAGCCAGACGCTTTTCATGTTCAGCTCGCGCTTCATCGCAGGAAGCACTTTTCCTTTGCAGGCCGGGCATTGCAGATAGGCCGCTTCGCTGGCTGTGACCAGGTCCGTCGTGTCACGGTAGCCCGTCATGTTGGCAACTTCAGGCTGAAAATATTCCCCACAATGCGGGCAAGGCCAGTAAAGCCGCCGGCGATCGCCGCGGTTATACAGCGACAACACGCCCGTCGTGGGAGGTGCTTCATGGGGTGAACTCTGCCGCCATTTCGTATCGAGAATGTCACGGCCCGGTGAGCTTTCGACCAGGGTCATACCCGAAGACATAAACGTAGTAGTACGTTTGGAGGCAAGCGAGAATCCGTCCCCCTCCCCGTCGATGTCTTCCGGGAAGCGGTCGTAGTCGGTTAGCGCAACAAATTTATAGTCCGACGAGGACATAATATTGACTGAGGGCCAGCCAAGTTTCAGATAGTTACCGGCGCGGAAAGTACGATCGTGAACGTTGTTATCGTTACGACGCGGACTCAATCTGGTTTTTACTTCAGGGCTGCATCGGAATGTCCGATCAAGACGTTTTTTCGAGTGTTCACGCGCTTTTTCTTCTGATACCTGAATAACCAGCATATCCGCCGGATCACAAACAATGCTGTATACGATCCATCCGTCAATCAGGCCAATCGTCTTACCCGTTCGCGCGGGACCAACGAATACCACAGCATCGTACTCACGCGATGCCAGGCAGTTCATCGGCTCTATCACATATGGGGCCAGATTAGGATCCCATGGGACCGAGTTACCGGCGCCCATCGGCACACGCATATACTCGGCTACCGCGTCGGCAACCAGCATGCGGCGTGGCGCGCGTAAAATTCCGGAGACATCCCGTCGGATCCCCCTGGCGGATGCCCGCTTTGCCATCAGTCCTCCTCTGGCTCATCCTCCTCTGCTTCGGCTTCCATGACCTTTTGGGCCATCTGGTCGCGCAAATCGTCAATCACACTCTGCACCCGGGCAACCGCAGCAGGGGAAAGCGCGCAATCTCGCTCGAGTACATCGGGAAGCGTTTCGAGCACCATCACAACGGCTTTAGCCATGACTGAAAACTCTCTGGCCACTTCATCTGCCGGGATAAGCTGCCCCGTATCCTGCTCAAACTTGATCCGCTCGTTCTCCGCCTTCCAGTGCGCCAGCCTGTCCGCCGGTGGCATATCCTCCAGACTGGTTGCAACCGTGGGGATCATTAATTCCGCCAGAACGTCAGTCACTAAAAACAGTTTTAGTTTGCTGTTGCTGCCTGGTGCCGGTTCGACATTTTTCAGCCTGGCGGCCACCGTCTGGCGGTGGACATTGGTTATGCCCGCCAGCTGATTAATATTCAGCTTCAGAGAAGCGATTTCCTGATCCATGATGATGAACACTTTTTAACCGTTTCGACATCATTGCAAAACAGGCATCAATAAAATCAAAAACCTGCGCAAATGATGATGATGACCATGGATCCAGAAAACTAGCCGATTCCCGCGAGCGCGCCGCCCCGTGGAAGGCCACCCCGCCGGGAGGACCCATGCAATAATGATTGTCATTTGCAATAGCTGACCAATCATCGAGGCCGCTCACTGAACGACCTCTGTGAATGTTCAGCCTTCGGACGCGCCACCGTCGGCCTGCAGCACATCCTCGGGGATGCGCGCCGCAAGGGGTTCATTCTCGAAGACCTTCAGCCCATTGAAGCCGAGGAACGTTGAGGACTGGCTGATATGGCCAGCAATGAAGTCGCCAACATCGACCAGTAACCCGGTCACGACCGCCTCAGTGTTCTGGCGCCAGTAGCTCTCCAGAGCAACCAGCAGCGGATCAGAGCCATTGGAGACCATCTGCTCGCCGACGGAATAAGCCTTCTTACCAGCCTTATCAGTGATGCACTGCAGCTTGTTGCTCTGCATGGCCACCATGTCGGAATTGTTCACCTGAACGGTCAATGTCGCGACTTTTTCGCCTTCGTCATTCGTGCTGGAAGCATAGAAAAGCGAAAGGGTCAGATCATTACGATTAAACATTACTGGCTCCGGTTGCGGTTACGGTTGCGATAACGGGGACGGCGCGCCGGTCGTGGCGAAGTATCACCCGGCGGCAAGAGCTCACCTTCTTTTGCAGGCTGCACTTCTTCTACAGCAGCTGGTGGCTGTTCTGGCTCTGCCGGTTGTGGTTGCGCTGGTGCTGCCGGTACGAATGGTGCACCACCAGCTTCAATCTCAATCTTTAGGTGCGGGAAAATCTTAGCGGTATGGTCAAAATGGATAGCAGAGACAGGTAGATGCGCGTAAGACACACCGTCACGCTCCAGTACCACCAGCGCGCCATTAACGTATTCAATCTTGATATTTTGCATCGTGTACCTTCACGAATAAAAAAGCCCCGCGTATGCGAGGCTACTGGTTAAACATCAGGGTGTTACAGTTGGACCTCAGCGTGTAAGGTTATCCTTCAGCCCGCCCGTGGTGGGACACGGGCGCATTCATGGCCAGAGGGATGGCTGATTACCTCAATATGGAGAATAGAATGGAAAGAATTATCAACGACCTAAACCGCCAAATTCTCGAACTCAAGCGAGAAAATCAGATGACCAAAACCGCCGTAAATTTCCTGCTATACAGCATCGTTGAGATTCTTAATCAACAAAGTGGTGATGAGAAGTTTAGTGAGGCTCTAAAGGTCAAAATTAATAACGAACTAAGTAAAATCACTGTGGGGAGTACGTCAATCCATAAGCATGCCATTAATGAGATGATGCAACCACCAGTTAGGAATATGTTTGGTCACTCACGACCTGAACCATTCTTGAAGTAACGTTCTAAGCCGTCGCCGTTATTTCTTCAGCAATACCCTGAATAATCGAGGCGGCTTTATTCAGCGCTATAGATTCATATTCATTTAGACTGGTGCTTTCATTCCGCTGAATATCGATATTCAAATTGATCAGTGGTATCAAGGGTGCAAAAGAATCATGTACAGTTAAACTAACAACAACCGACTCGCTTTCAATATGAAATGATTTGACTACCATACCGTATTGTTTCATTCACTCACCTTGATTTATACTTTCACCAAGCAGACTCCTTATTAAAAGTCCTTGGTGGGAATAGATTTTTCCACCGACTGATAAATCCGCTCACAAGTCATTCCAGCAGTGTAGCGTTCGTCAGCGATTGAAGCATACCGTCGAGCCTCTTCTGCAAGGTCTCCAAGCATGTCGGCAAGCATTCCGGCGGTGGCGCCGGTTGTTTTGCTTCGGACGGTAGCGGCAAGACTTGCGGTGTGCTTTGCGGCGTCCAGGCGGGTGGCAAGGTTTTTTGCCTGCTGGCGCAGCTGACTAACAGTGCCAGAGAGATTAGCGGCAGCAGCGCGTGCTGCAACAGTTTGGGCTTGAGCATCTTGTACGGCCTCATCACGGGCGATCAAACGCCCTTGTTCAATCATCCGGGCGGCGGTTTGCGCGTTAACTTCCTGAGACGATTCGGCGCTATCACGTTCTGCCCACCGCCTTTCCCATGCCCGATCGCTCCAGGCCAAACCAGCAACAAAGGCACCAGCAATAATCGCCACCGCGATAGCTGGCTTTAAATAAGTTGCATTCACTGGTCAATCCCCCAGCACGTCAGCGCACTTTCCTGATCCCGGCGAGTTACCTGCCCGTGGCAGTTATTAGAGCGTATGCGGCAATCCTTCCCACCATCCTTAATCCACCAGCGAATCGCTTCGCATGCGCCTTTACGGTCGCCGGCGTTGATGCGCTGGTAGAACGTAGACGGGAAGCATTTACGAGGGCCGATGTTGTACGGACAGAATGAAGCAATGCCGACTTTCTGCGGAGGCGTCAACGGAACGCGGATATTCCGGTCAACCCACGCCAGCGCCTTATCACGTTCGATAGCATTCACCTCGTCGCATTTTGCCTGGGTTAACTTCATTCCCTGCGTGACGGGTTTACCATCAATTCGCGTGGCGCCTCGGCAAATAGTCCAGATCCCCTGGCTACCATCGCGATAAGCGGTAAGGCTGTGACCTTCTTTCTCATCCAGGAACTGGTCCATCAAGGTTGGGGCGGATGCACCAGCAGCTATTAATCCCAGCATGGCTGCGCTGAGTTTCGTTTTCAGGTTGGCCATGTCAGTGATCCTGTGGTGGTGGCGTTACATAGCCTCGTGCCAGAGCCTTTTCATAGGCTCTGGTTTGGCGCCGCTTAAAATAAAAGTTCACGAAGAAAGTCAGTAAGCCGATCACGAAGCCGCCAACGACCGCAATCAAATTCCAGTCGAGCTCATGTACCCATCTGGCAATGCCGCCCCAGCAGATGAGGCCGCCCGAAGTGCAATACCCTACTGCAGAGGCAATTTTGTCAGGCATGGTTCTGTTCATCCGACACCTCCTGTTGAGGTGCTATACGTGTAAGAAAGAATGAATATCGAAGGCAATAAAAAAGGCCGCCAACGCGGCGACCTTTTGGTTAGGGGAGATGGTGATTAACGAACGACAATTTCCATATGCTGTCCCAGCGCTGCCAGCGCTTTTTGAATCGTATCAATTTTGGTGCTGTGACCAAGCGATACGATGCGCTGTACTTCCTGCGGACGCGTATTAATCATGCGAGCAAGTTCAGCATTGCTGGTGTTGGTGCTTACCAGACGATTTAGCAGCAATACCTTCGCAGCTACGCTGGACGGTACCTCAACAAATGCCTCACCGTCAGCTGATGGCGCGGGAATCTCCCGGCGATCGTCGAAGTAGAAATCAAACGCCGTTACCAGAGCATCCTGCGCCATTTCTAACGCTTCCTCCCTGGTCTCCCCGCCCGTCATTGCCTCTGGGATATCCGGAAAGAATACCGCCCAGCCGGTTTCGTCATGCTCAAAAATTACCGGGTATCGCATATTGATTAAGTGAACCTCCGCGAGTACCAGCCCCGAAGGGCTGGATTTTATTTGATGCCGAGTTGCTTAAGAATTGCCTTCCTCAGCGGTTCCGGTATTTCCTTACCCGGATGTCTCGGCATTACCGTTTGCTTGCCGTTGAGGTAGATTTTCAGGTGGTTAGTACCATCTTTAAACTCTGCCCCTTGAGCTGCAAGCCAACGCCTCAACTCGCTTTGCTTCACTTCCTCCTCCTATCTGTTTAACTTGAAATAATAATAAACATTTTTGCTTATTAAATCAAGCAAAATATAAACATTTTTGTTTATATTTTCACGCAAGCTAACAAGGAAGAGCAAACCATCATCGGGTTGAGCTTGAAGGTTAAGTTATGTGTCGTAGTGACTACTCTTAACAGATTAAGATAGTTTTTGCGTACGCGTTAGCATTTTATTACAATCCTCTCATACAGCTCATGATCATAACTTAAGGTCATTTATGAATTTTTCTTACAAAAAACAAGATGGACACACTAAGAAGTGTCTCGTTAGAGGTTTTAAAGTTAACACCTCATCGACTGATATTCTTTATAATCAAATAGCCAAATCTCAGGCTTTTAAAGTCAACTCTGTTATTAAGATTAGTACAGATAAGCATCTCATTCTGAAGGCTTTCGAAACAAACAATAATTGCCACTATCTTCATTTAGCTTTGTTTAACCCGAAAGCGCAAGTTTCGATTACTCCTTTAAAAAAAATGACAAGTGATTTGCTTGACGTAGAAAATCTGGATGATCTGCATGCATTTTTGATGGTAAAAGACAATCGAATAGCTTCGCTGATGCAAATTTCAACAAATTGGTGCGAAGTTAAAATTGCAAAAATGTTGAATCAGTTTGGCATATCAGTGACACCTACTCCTATCTTAAAAAATAATGTCATCCAAAAAATCAAGGAGGACAAATTAAAAGCCCTCCACCTCAACATTGATGTAGATGAGTCTGATTTCGTTAAGGCTCCGGGTTTGATAGAATCAATTTTTAAAAAAGAGCCAACCGTTGGAGCTAAAGGTATTTCTGGACATTTGACTATAGATGCAAAAGGTAATGCTGAATTAGCCCAATCGATTGAAAATAATCCTGCAACATGGGTAAGTGATTTAGACCAAGATTTTTATATTGAAACTAAAAAGGGTGAGAAATTTTATAGTGACGATATGAAAGTAACTAAAACGTACTTTACGGTGCCTTATGGTTCTAAGTCTATAAATGCTAAATACGCAAAAGAAATCCTAGAGGATTTTGTAGCAAAAGAGCTATAATGATAGGAGATAAAAGGAGGCTAAGATGCTAAAAAACATTAACACAACGGGACTACTTGTCTCAGCGCTAAACATCATAGCCTCTTTGAGTTTCTCTGTTTTTTTGACTGGAAGCTTAACTAATAACACAGACGCATTAAACTTGGTGGCTAATGTTTTTTCGATTCTGTCAGGCTTTTTACTATTAGTAATTACTATGTCAGGTGAGAACTCAACACTTCTTAACAATATGAGTGCATTAGATGCTGCGAATCAAGAAAGAAGGTTCCTGATGCGTTTTAACAAATATTATGCACTTTTCTTACTATACATTCTCACATTAGCGCTAATCTTTATTTTTTATTTAATAACCAAAGACAAAACCAACTCTTCAATACCTTTGAGCTATATAAAATCCGCTATTGGTCACTCAATTGCCTTCCTAACATGCTTCTCCTTTATACAGTCCACTTTTATACCCCTAAAAATAAAAGAACTGTTTAAAGAGAAGCGAGAGTTTAACAGGAAGTAAGCTAGATTACGCTTACTTCCAATTATACATCCCTATTTTAACTTCCAAATATCAGAACATACATAGCATACCGTCAATAAACCCTAAAGCAGTATGCAATTCCTTCCTTATAGTTCCATCAGAGCATTTTCTCTTCTTAGCGATACTACGCAACGAGATGCCCATCACGAAGTGAGCAATAATCAGTTCATATTCTTCTTGTTTATATTTACGCAGTCTAGCAACGCAAGCGTCAATCATAATCCCTTGGTCATCATCACATTGGATACGTGATTTCTTGCCATGTGGCAGCAGTCCCTTAAATCCTGCTGCAATTGGTTGCCAGTCAACACCGCTACTTTCAGCAGCAGCCCAAGCCCCCCAACAGTCTAACAATTCGTACATATTACGCATTCTTAACTCCATACACTTATGCTTTTACAATCACGCCGATCGCTATGGCTCTATCAAGGAAACGGAACAACAGCTGCAGCTGTGAGCCGTTTTTCTCTTCAAACGCATTTACGTCGGCATGTAGTTCGTCGTGACACTCTCTGCACAGAGGGAACACGAAGAGATCGTGGGCTTTGGTTGCGGTACCGCCCATGCCATTCCCGATGACATGATGCGGATCATCTGCGGGGCGACGACAGCACTCGCACGGCTGACGCTTTACCCAATCGGTGTATGTCTGGTTAACCCAACGGCGGCGCTTAGGTTTAAGCATGAATGATTCAGGTGACTCAGGATCGACAGCCAGCGACAGAACCTTCGGCTGCTCTGGCAGCGCCAGGGCGTTTTGGCTGTGGCCGTTTTTCTTTGGCGCATCTGTAGATAACTTTTCCCGCAAAATGCTGGTGGCAGCTACTGAAGGCCGGATGTCACTTTCTTTATATACGGACTGGAATTTATCTTCTGGTAAGCGAAGACCGCGCTGCGCCATCGTCTCAGTTATCTCATCGGCGACGCCAGCATATACAGCCCACCAGCACAGCTCTGCGAGGGATAACTCCCTTTCGAGGCCCAATTGCAGATCCAAAATCGCCGTATCAATGATCCAGTCGACAACATTACGACGAGCCAGATCGCTGAGGGTTTTCGTTGTTTGTTCCCGCAGGCGCGTGTCGCAATACCAACAGAGTTGAATCGCTCCCGGAGGATGACGCATGGTCACCAGTTCATTGTGGTGATAATCAGAATGGCGAAACTGACATTCGCGTTTATTGCGTTCCAGCCAGTATTCAAGGGCAGGCAGGCCGCCCGCCGCATTAATTACCTTTTCACTGGTAAAAAAGCCCTCCAGTTCCTTATCCTCAGCCAGTGGCTGGCGCGCGTCAGGAACGGCACCAGTCTCCAGCCCCGCCATACTTTTTGGCTCAGACTCGATTAGCACTCTCCCGTTGCGGAAAAGCCTCATCAGTTCTTTACCTGGCTTAAACAGTACCACGCCTAAGCGTGGCACCACTTCAGGAGTTAGCAGTGCTCTCATGCCGCTACTCCTGATAGCTCACTCACCATACCGGCTGCCAATGCAATAATTTCATCCTTTGCCATACGCTCCAGCCAGAGCTGATTGATCTGGGCCTTTACCTTATTTTGCTGAGGCTCACCCAGTTCTGAAGCACCATCCACCTGTTCAAAAACCAGATTAACTTCCAAAGGCCAGATCCGTGCTTCTACCTGATTCTCAACGGCTGGAGTGATATTTTTACGAACATGGTTGCGGATCACTCCACTATTGAACCAATTCGACTTTTCCAGATTAGCTACAATGACAATAAAGTCCGTGACCTTGCATTTATCCGCAAACTCACTAAAGACAGAACTCATGCGCTCGATAGTTTCAGACCGGGCAGCATCAGATTCGAAATCTTCATCGTTCAGCCATCCCACCAGCGCCTCTAGCGAATTTTTATAGGCAATTAAAGATTGAGCCTTTGCAATTACATCAGGATGCACCGGAGTAATCTCTGGTTTATCTACGGAATCCGCCGCCCATGTATGCCCGAACTTAGATTCGGCAAAGGTATACTCTGGCTTATCGCCAAAGGCTGCTACTACACAGGCCCATGCCTGAATACCACTCTGATCGAGGATTGCCAGTTGCTGCAGCGGTATCTCGGTTTCAACCGCGGTTTTCGCGATTGTTTTCGTTTCTACAAGCTGAGCCTGCTTACCGACTGCGAACTGTGCCAGCGCCATACTTGCGCGCCCTTTCGCTTCCAGATCGACACGATCGATATAGCTAAAACGCTCGCCGCGCCAGGACTTATCGAATATCACTATCGCGCCAGCAAAGAAGGCGCTGGTGGGTTTCTGTTTATCATCCGCCGGCACAAACCAGGTCGGCAGATCGAAGCCAATGCGACCGCGGATAAAACAGACGTGATCGGCATCTTCAGGCCACCATGTCTCACTCGTTGCTGACTTCAACAGGAAAACGTAGCGACCGCCGTTTTCGCGCTGCTGAGACACATAACTCATGATGTGCGTCATGCCAGTAATCGCCTGCTTTTCATGATACTGAGAACGGCTATACGGTGGGTTGCCAAAGGCCGCGCCGCCGAGTTCCGCCAGACGCCCGGACCAGTCCTGCGTCAGCGCATTATCTTCAGCGGTATACCATGCTGGGCATTTCGCGTTGCTGTCGTCGGCGAACAGGTCCAACACCAGCGGGCCAAACATAGCGTTAACGCCCCAAAACAGCAGGTCCGGCGTCCGCCATTGATCGCCAACTTCTTTCAAATAATGGGCCTTCTGGTTACGCAATGAGTCTAAGGCCTGGCAATATTGGTTTTTTGTCACGAGCGGAACCCCTTCGGTGTGCTGTATTCAACGCCGGAATAGTTCGACTTGAACGCCTGGTCTTCACCTCCGGCTTTTGTCCATTTTCCATCAACCCATTTTGGACGGCCGCCGGCATTCCACTTGGTTGCAGACTGGAGATATCCAGGGAATTTTGACTGCAGAAATAACGTGGTAGGCCGCAGATATTCAGCCATTTTGAAATCTTTCCCCCACTTCTCCGCGCTGTAATCAACCACCAGCGCCAGTTCGTCAGGTGTAAATCCTTCGCGCAGCCTGCCCCGGATGTGTTCCAGAGAGGTTTTGCATACCTGAAAACGTGAACCGGTTGTGAGGTTCAGGTGAGAAAGGGCCTGCTTAGCAAGATCGGTGATAACCACTTCCGGGTCGGGTTCCGCAGGAATCGGACAAGAAGGTTTAGATCCTACTGATGGATCTGTATTTGAATTTACTGACGGATCGTGTCCAGTTTCTGGACCCTGAGAACCCTGATTTTTTGGCTCTTTCGGACGTTCAGATTCTGGACGTCCATATTCCGAAGGTTCAGATTCTGAACGTCCAGATTTTGGACCCTCATAATGTTCATTTGCAGCCTGACGAAGCTTAGTAACGTTCAGGGTGTAAAGGTTGCTGGTGCTGCGCTGGCCCAGGCGACGTTCTTTTTTGGTCAGCCAGCCATCTTTAACCAGCTCGCCGATCAAAGTAATAACGGTACTGCGCCCGGCGCCGAGCTGGCGCGCAATAGTCGCAACGCTTGGGTATGCGATGCCCTCATCGCTGGCATAGTCAGCCAGACGCAGCATGATCAATAACTTATTGCCTTTGATGCCTGCAGCGGCGCAACCATCCCAGACATATGCGGATAATTTGACGCTCACTTATCAATCCTCTTGAATCTGGCGCGGAAGATGATCATCGGAGCCACACACTCCCACTCATATCCCGGGCGGCGGTAAATCACACGCTGGCGGCCAGCGTCATAGCCAGTCACATGCACAACAATGCCGTGCTGATCGCGATAAAGGCGGTCCATTGGTTGAATATTCTCTTCCAAATCAACCTCCCATCAGTTCAGAGGCGTAACGCTGTGCTATCCACTGGACGCCGCGGGGAGTTACTCGGGTTTGGGTGTAGGCATGGCCATAATCAGATGTACCCGTTTTGACGGTAAACAGGCCTTCGCGCTGACGCAGGGCATGAGGTAGCAAGTTGCCGGACTGACGGAACAGCACCTTGTCACGCAGAAGCGTGTCGATCATGGCCTTTTCCGGCATGTTCAGGATTTTTGCGGTTTCACGCAGGCTTTTGGCGCCGCCGGCTTCGACATACTGATTCACAAACGCCACCTTGGGCGCGTCCTGCTGGACCTTGTGAGACAGGCGCGCATTCTGCTCAGCCATATCGGCAGCCAGACGAAGCGCCTCAGGCAGCGTTTGTGGAATAGCATTAGCGCTATCTTCCAACTCACGCAGGCGACGGATAATCTTCATGCGAAGTACCGCGCTGTAACCAGAGATCAGGCATTCAGTATGCTCACGATCGAGGCGATACTCGCGGTACTTCTGGCCGTTCTGGGGGTGTGTCCAAAGTTGGATATACCCCTCCGGCTTCTCTCCTAGTTGTTTCAGCATCGCCTCAATATCCCGGCAAACATGCCCATGCTGCTTTTCAGTCAGCTCAGCAATCTCACGGCTACTCATGGTTACGCTACTAGCAGTAAAGGCAGGGACAGAAGCAACTGATGAAGCAGTGAGGTTATTTATCCATTGCGCCATTCTGCTTCCCTCCCTTTGCAATAAAGTCCCCCACAGCCCATTCGGTAAAGCTGTGGTTAACCTGGGCCCACCCGCCCTGTATTCTTACGGCATAGCAATACGCAATAGCGCCTTTACCACCGCGAACAGGCAATGCGCGAAGTTGCGAACGCTGATTATTTGCGGTTAAATTGCTCATGCGGATTTCTCCATACACATTGATTTATTCGCCACGACGCCCGGAGCTGCACACTCGCGGGCGTCATTCTTTTCTGGCTGGCAGAAAATGCGATAAACAAGAGCCGAATGCTCCTGAAGTTTTTGAATAGAGCTATAGAGCTCCCCATCGATCGCCGCCCGTTCATGCGGCTCAATCACACCATCTTCGATCGCTGCGCGAATCTGTTGCGAATAGGCTGTTATCTGTTCGATAACCTCAAGCAGGCGCTGATTGATATCCGCGTTATCCACTTCTTCAATATCCGCAAGCGGAACAAAAACCCCACCGGATTGGCGCGCTATCGAGTCAGCGATATGACTTGTACCACCAGCACGCTGCAGCACCATCACCCATCCAAGCGGGAAGATCTGATCACCATCGACGCGCAGGCGGTTGAATAAGGCGTTTTCAGTTACACCCAGCCATTCGGCTGCTTCGGCATAGCCACCAGGCAGCTCAGTAATTGTTTTTTTGATAGCGGCAACCAACCAAGCCGGTTGACGCTCTACTTTCCAAATTGGCTCATTACCCACGGCCAACCCTCCATAACTGTGGTTAACTTAAGCAGCCGACTTGGTAGACTTGTGATAAAGCCTGGCATCGTACTTGAGCTTCCCATTGGTAATACGATCAATAACAAAAGCCTGCTTTTCTGGAATCACCTTCCCCCAGCGGCAAACTGCTGGATGAGAAATCCCCAAGGCAATTGCAGTTTTTGATACGCCTCCGAAATGTTTCAGTACTTTAGATTTGAGCATGTTTTCCTCCGATAACTGCTGAACTAAAGGTAACAAAAGGTACATTAAATAGCAAACAACAGTTACACCGAAAGGATGTAACATTGGTTACATGAAAACAGAGATGAAAGATCGGATTAGAGCACGGCGAGTACAGCTCAGCGTCACACAGCTGGCCCTAGCAAAAAAGCTTGGGGTAAGCCGCGTTTCCGTAACTAAATGGGAGAATGGAACCACCAGACCTGATGGTGAAAACCTTCACCAATTAGCTGTGGCGCTTCAGACAACTCCAGAATGGTTACTGTATGGACGTGGTGACGAAGTTGATGACACCAAAGTAATTCCATACCTCAAGCCCCCCACTCCAGTCCCAATTATTTCTGCTGTTCAAGCAGGCGTGTGGACCGACACTTACGCATGCTCAAGGCTGACCGACGTGATTTCATGGACGCAAACCACTGCAAATGTTTCTGACGAGGTTTTTGGCTTAGTAGTTAGAGGTGAGTCAATGACAAATCCTCATGGATTACCCTCTATCCCAGAAGGTTCGATCGTCATTGTTGAACCACATTATGGGCAACTTGATGACCTTTATGGAAAAATAGTTGTAGCTATCCTTGAAGGTTCAGCTGAGGCGACAGTTAAGAAATTAGTATGGGATAGTCCTTTTGCTTATCTCATGCCGTTAAACCCTGCATTTAAGCCAATACAGATTGATGGTAACTGCAGAATTGTGGGTAAAGTTGTACAGATAACTCAAAATATTTAAACCCTATTTTTCTAAAAAACCGGGTACATGCCCGGTTTTTTTTCGCCCCTCAAAGTAACAAAAAGTACATCCACCCCTTGACCGCCAAGGTAACTAAAGGTACCTTTAATAACATCATCGGTACCTGTAGTTACCCTTGTATCTGAGAACGGCAATATTCTCAGACGTTGTATGGCACATGCAGCGTTAGCGGCCTGAGAGTTCCTTTATCCATCAACTCTCAGAACAGCCGGAATGTGCAAGCTAAGTGTTTCAGGCACGACGTGCGCTCCACCAGCGCGGCGAAAAGGTGTGACGCCCGGGAAGAGTCCGGGACACAACAGGAAAGGGGCTGGTTGGAACGCGCATAGAAGCTTTGTTGTCTGCGCCAGTGGCCGGGGACGAATCCGGTACAAACCGAGCAGCGGCCAGATCGGCGCCAGGTTACGCGGCCCCTTTCCGTTGTGGTAATGCGGCTCAGCGCTCGCGGCGTGGCCATTAATTCAACTTTTGAAATGAATGATCGTTTTGTTAAGTGTCGTCGCCGGGCCTGGCCGTTCCGGCAGGTGGAGGCACCACCGCCACAACTCAAATTGCTGTGTGTAGTCTTTGCCCAGTCTCCCCGATGGGCCCTTTTTTTACACAACAGGAAAGAGCACCGCCGGAGTCGGGAACTAACCCTGCCCGGATCCGGGTTCAAAGCGTGGACCCTCTCTCCTTCAGGCTCTGAACTGGTGCTCTTCCCTGTTGTGTATGGAGAAACTGTCGGCGGTGGCAGCCGCCCTAACTAAGAGGTAGTGCTATGAGCAATGATCGCATGACCAATGTCCCGGATTTCCTGGGCGAATTGGATGCTGGCGTGTTCATGAACAAAATCGCCGGGGCGCTAAATACCGCCGCGCTGGGCGTTCTGAACAACGGTAGCAAAGGCAAAGTTGTGCTCACTTTCGATATCGACCGCATGGGCAATTCGATCGAAGAAAAGCGAGTCATGATCAAACACAAACTGCAGTACGTCACCCCCACCCCACGCGGGAAAGTTTCCGAAGAAGACACGACCGAAACGCCGATGTTCGTGAACCGCGGCGGCAAGCTGACCATTCTGCAGGAAGACCAGGGCAACCTGTTTACTCTGGGCGGGGATCCGGATGCAAAGCTGCGAGCGGCGCAGTAGGCCGCGACTGACGTATTTTTAGTTTAACTACATTTATTTTTAAGGATTTTTATGTCCCAACAATTAGACAGCAGTGCAATCAATCAAGTTAAAGACCTGGTGCTTTCCGGCTACCATCTGAACGATATCCACGGTCTGGCCTGCCCGACGACTATCCTGCCGGAAGGTACTGAGGTGGCGAGCCTTGAGCGTTTCGCACTTGAGCGTTTCCGTTTCCGTGGCGCTATGGACACTACCAGCATTGACGATTTCGTTCGCTATTCCGTAGGTTATGCCCAGGAAGACGAAAAAGCCCGTTGCTTCATCGATGCCGATAATATGCTGGCGCGCTCTATCTTCAACATCGGTACGCTGAATAATCCCGGCCACGCTGATAACGTCGCCTCGATCAAGCTGAAGAAAACAGCCCCATTCCGCGCGCTACTGTCGATAAACGGTGATCACCTCAACCAGAAGCAAATCGCCGAATGGCTGGAAGACTGGAGCGATTACCTTATTGCGTTCGATGCCGACGGCAACACGATGAAAATCGCCCAGGCCGCTCAGGCCGTTCGCCGCGTCACCATCCAGCAAACTAATGCCTCCGATCATGAAGATGGTGATTTCAGTGGCAAAAAATCGCTGATGCAGAGTATCGAAGCCAGCAGTAAAGACGTGATGCCGGTAGCGTTCGAGTTCAAATGTGTGCCGTATGAAGGACTAGGCGAACGTGCATTCAGCCTGCGCAATAGTCTGCTGAAAAGTTCTGACCCGGTATTCGTCCTGCGTATCGTCCAGCTGGAAGCCCAAGAAGAAGCTATCGCTAATGAGTTCCGCGATCTACTGACTGGTAAGTTCGACGGCAAGCCAGTGGAAACCTTTATCGGCAACTTCAAAGCCTGATTGCTCTCCATTAAATCCCCGGCGCCGCGGGGATTTATTAAAGCGTAATCCTACAATTAATCGCCACCTGGCGAGGGATTTCTACACCCAAAATTCAGCGCTGTGCAGAGCGCTATTAAACGGAGAAATACGATGAGCTTTATTCAAACACTGTCTGGCAAGCACTTTAACTATAACGATATTCAAGAGGACGCTATCGTCATTGAGGACATTGCAACAGCCCTCTCGCACATCTGCCGCTTTGCCGGCCATCTGCCGGAATTCTACAGCGTCGGGCAGCATAGCGTTCTGGTTAGCCACCTTGTGCCGCAGGAGTTCGCACTCGAGGCTTTACTGCATGACGCGGCAGAGACTTATATGCAAGACATCCCTGCACCACTCAAGCGATTGCTGCCCGACTATCAGGTGATAGAAGCACGTGTTGATGCGGCGATCCGCAAAAAGTTTGGTCTGCCGGCGGAGCAGCACCCTACCGTTAAATATGCCGACTTAGTCATGCTGGCCAGCGAACGCCGTGATTTCGAGATCGACGACGGCACTCACTGGCCTATGCTCGACGGAATTATTCCCACCGACCAATTCGTTATCAATCCCGTTCGCCCAGGTCAGTCCTATGGGATGTTCATGAACCGCTTCCACCAGCTGATGGAGCGGCGCTAATGGCACACGTAAAAGTAAAAGACCTCGTTGCGGCAGCTCATGCCGCATCACAGGGTTTGCCACCAGCAGAGGCAAAACTGATGCGTGATATCGCTACCCGTCTGGATGTGACTTATGTCGCGCTGACTGAATCGATGGATATCAATACCGCGCTGTCCGCCGATATTGCCAAGCTTCGCGAGGTTAGCAATGACTGATATCACCCGACTGTTAACCAGCATCAAGCGCCGCTCAGCCCACGTAAAAGAATTCGGCGACGATATTACGTTTGTAAAACTTGAAGACCTTGATGTGCTGGTAGAGGCGCTGGAGAAGGCGCAGCAGCAAAATAAAAGCGACTTTGAAATCAAAGCCCGTCTCTGCAAAGAGAGTAATAGCCTCCACGACAGGTTGAGAGAAGCAGAGAAGCGCATCGCCGAGCTGGAGTCCCGCACCGTTGCAGCCGAGTCGTTCACCTGCCCGCGATGCGGAAGGACAACAACCCATCCGGAAGGTTGGCACTATTGCCATAAGCGGGAGGCTGACTAAATGGCTAAATCAGCAATGAAATATATGGTCCGCGCCTGGAATAAAGAGCTGAAGAATCCTGCGTGGTGCATGGGTAGCCGCAAGCATCGTAAATCATGTGCCAGAGATTGGGGTGCTATTACCGCCGCCGCCGCTGAATCATGGCATGAGCCTATTGATAGCCAAGACGCGGCTGACGAAGCCGTAGCTGAAGATGTGAGTAACTGGAACGCTTGAAGGAGCTAACCAATGACCAAATCAACCATAACCAGAGAGCCAATTACTCACTACCTGAAAATTCACCCTGAGTTCTTCTCTGCTGTGTGTACTGGCGTTAAACGTGCGGAACTGCGTAAAAATGACCGTGATTATCGTGTTGGCGACACTCTTCACCTGATGGAGACGCCACGCGGTAGTTGCTTTCCAACAGGAGAATTCATCAACGCTAAAATCACTCACATAGCTGATGTTGGCGAGTTAATGCCGGGTTATGTCATGCTGAGCATCGAGCGAGAGGGGTTGGATAGCGAGCCGGTGATATTGTACCGGGAGCGCAATCCCTACAACGGCTTGACCACGGGCTGGCAAGAGCTTACTGAAAATGAGTTCTCATTCCTCAAAGAAAATGCCGGGGAAAATGCAGAGTTCCTCACGCTCTATCGCCACGCACAGCAAGTGCCTGTAGTGCCGGATGGTTACGTGATGGTGCCGAAGGTACCCACTGAAGATATGCTCGTAGCCATTCCACCAGCACCGAAGAATTAATCTAACGCCCGGGTGCAGCCGGGCTGTATGGAGATCTTGTCATGGCAAAACTAATGAAAGCGAGTCAATGGGGCAAACGCGAATTTGCCAAAGACTCTATTCCGGATAACCGAACCATTAAACGTTGGGTTGAAAATGGACTACTCACTGGGAAGATCGTTGACGGTTCTGTTTTCGTCTTCGAGTCTGAAAAATGGGGAGTCGACTCAATGGTTAATCATACGGTTCGACAGTTAATAAATGAAGGTTGACCATGGCAGCCAGACCAAGAAAAAGAGAATATCGCCACCTTCCTGAATATCTTTTATTTGATAAAGATCGCGGTGTTTATAAATTTACGCTTATAACAGGAAAGAAAAAAAACCTTGGTAAAGATCGAGCTATGGCGATTGCTGTAGCTCGCGAATATAACCTAAGAATGAGACCATTAAACGCGCCATCTGTTGATATATTAATTAGGGAATCAGGTGGTATCGCTGGTGAGGCCAAACCATTTGCTGAATATGTAGACCATATTATGAAGCGAGCAATTGAGAATGAGCGGCCATCACAAAATACCCTCGACGATTGGAATAATGATGCCATTCGTGTGAAAGAATTTTTTATCAATATTTCCGCTTGCGATATTGAACTGGAGCATGTAAACGCCTACATAAACCATTATCATGCTGAAGCTTCAGCAAACGTACAGAATAGGAAAGTCAGCTTCCTTAAAAAACTTTTCTCCTATGCGGTCGATGAATCATTAATGTTTGATAACCCGGCCACACGTAAAAAGATGCGCAGGACTGAGGAGAAGAAACGGCAGCGCCTGTCACTCGAACACTTTAAAGCCATCAGACGCGCCGCCGAACCATGGCTACGTACCGCGATGGATTTAGCATTGCAGACGACGCATGCGCGCCTTGAGGTGTCACGAATCCGATATTCAATCAGTGAGCCGAAAGATGGCGTCTGCGGGTGCGTATGGCTTGCACAGCCGGAAAACGGGATTTATGGCACGCTGTACATCCACCGCCAGAAAGTACAGAAGAAAGAGGCCTCACATGTCGCAATCCCGATAGGGGAAGAGTTGAAGCGAATTATTGACGAAAGTCGCGATAACGTAGCCAGCCCGTTTATCGTTCACCGGATTCCAGAACGGCAGGTTAAACGTAGTAAAGAGGTTTCACACCCGACACAGGTTGCGCCGGATTATCTGAGCCGGTCCTTTTCCGCGGTGCGCGACAAACTAGGTTTAGGCGACAAACTGGCGATGGACGAAAGACCAACCTTTCACGAAATTCGAGCACTGGCCGCCCATCTTTTCGATCAGCAAGGCATCGATCCTCAAGGCCGAATGGCGCATAGCGATGCGAAATCGACCAAGATTTATACGCAAAATCATATAGATTGGGTTGTAGTTCCACATGGAGAAATCAAGGCCGGATAA